TAGCGCAGCCCTCACAAAAAATTTCTGGCCGGTAGGAGGTGTGAGGAGGTGGGCCGGCGACCGACGAAATCAACAATTAAAGAGACAGTCCGACGTGCGACCATTAGAGATATGAAGCGCCTGGGTGTCTACAAACCTGAGTACGGCCGGCTCATTGACATCTACTCCGAGCTGGTCGAGCAGTACACTATCCTCACCAAGGAGTTTCAGGCAGGCGGCTACCAATGCGAGGTCGAGACAGCCCAGGGCACTGCTAAGAAGTCTCCCATCGTCGCGACTCTTGAGGCTTTACGCAAGGACATTCTGGCATACTCCGATCGGCTGTGCCTCAATCCGAAGGCGCTGGAGAACGTCACTGCCGACAAGGCGGGGCAATCCAAGCTAGCAGCAGTGCTGAGTGAGCTTAAGTGACGAAGAGGTATAAGAACTATGACATAGTAATGGAGTATGCCAAGAGCATCGTCGAAGGCAGGAAGGTGGCATGCCGGGAGCTGATCCAGTGCTGCCAGCGCTTCCTGACCGACCTGGATAACCCGGCTTATGACTTCGACCCGAAGGACGCCGAGTTCGTAATCGGTATCATTGAAAAGACCTTTGTCCACGACCAGGGCGAAAAACTAGACGGCACCCCGCTTCGTGGCGAGCCTTTTTTATTGGAGCCCTGGCAGAAGTTCATAATCTACAACCTAGTAGGTTTGTATCATGCCGGTACCCAGATACGCAAATACAAAGAGGCGTTTATATTCATTCCCCGGAAGAATGGGAAGACCCGGCTGATTGCTGCCTTGGCATGGGCGCTGGCATTGCTGGAAAGGAAATCGGGGTCCAAAATTTATATCGTTGGTGCAGCGCTAAGGCAAGCTTTACAGAGTTTTAACTTTATTCTTTTTAACATTCGGCAGATGGGTGAAGCTGATAATTTCCGTATCCTGGACAACAACCAGGAGCACTCAATCAGCGGGGAGTTGGGCGATGGCAGTATATTCATTGAAGCGCTTGCAGCCAACCCGGATAAACAAGACAGTCTTAACAGCAACATTCAAATTTTAGACGAACTTCATGCCTACAAGAATGCAACCCAATATAACGTTATCCGGGAGTCAGGCAAGGCCTATACCAACAAGCTATGCCTTGGCATTACCACAGCCGGCGACAACATGAACTCATTTTGCTATAACCGGCTGAAGTACTGTCAAAAAATCCTGGACGGCACCGTAAAAGACGAACAATACTTCGTCTTCATCACCAAAGCCGATGAAAAAGAGGACGGTAGTGTCGATTACACTAACCCGGTAGAACATGAAAAGGCAAACCCCAACTATGGCGTAACTATTAGGCCAGAGGACATAATGAATGATGCGCTACAGGCACAGAATGACCCGCAGCAGCGCAAAGACTTTCTGGCGAAGTCGCTAAATGTTTACACTTCATCAATGAAATCTTATTTCAACATTGAGGAGTTCAGGTCTAGCGACAGGAAGTATAATTGGACACTAGAAGAATTAGCAAAAATGCCGATTGAGTGGTATGGCGGTGCTGACCTTGCCAAACTTCACGATTTATGTGCAACTGCACTATATGGCACATACAAAGACGTTGACATTGTAATCACACATGCCTTTTTCCCCATTGTGGCGGCCCATACGAAAGCGGAAGAGGACAATATTCCGCTGTTTGGATGGCGGGATGACGGCTGGTTGACGATGACAAATTCACCAGTTACCGACCACCAGGAGATAGTCAAATGGTTTATTGACATGCGCAAGAAAGGCTTTAATATCAAGCAAGTTGGTTTTGACCGGAAATTCGGGAGAGAGTTCTTTCTTGAGATGAAGCGGGCGGGTTTCCGAATTGAAGATACGCCGCAGCTTTATCACTATAAGTCCGAAGGTTTCCGGCATATTGAAAAGAAAGTGAAGGCTGGCAAATTCTATTATTTGCACAGCGATGCTTACGAATATTGCGTTCAAAACGTCCACGCCATTGAGCAGGTGGATGACGCAATTAAGTACGAAAAGATCCTGCCCACGCAGAGGATTGACCTGTTCGATGCATCTGTTTTTGCTTGTATGCAAATGTTGAAAAACATGGCTAAGTCTGGCACAGCAAAGAAGTGGCTGAAAGGCGGTGAATAAATGGGAGTATTTGATAGGTTTTTGAGAAAACAAAAAACGAGGACAGAGCCAAAAGCAGCTTTGGAATGGTTTCTGATGAATAACTATGACACATTGGCAGTCCCCGGATATACCCGACTGTCGGATAACCCGGAAGTAAGGATGGCGGTCCATAAAATAGCAGACCTTATTTCGTCCATGACGATTTACTTGATGCAGAACACCGAGGACGGGGACATAAGAATTCGGAACGAATTATCCCGGAAAGTTGATATTAACCCGTACAGCCTCATGACCCGAAAAGCGTGGATGTACTGGATAGTTCATACCATGCTACTGGAGGGCCAAGGCAACAGCTTAGTTTACCCAAAACTAACAGCTGATGGACTAATTGACGAGCTGGTACCCATGCAGCCATCAAAAGTCAGTTTTCTTGCGGCTGAAGATGGGTACCAAGTGAGATACGAGGACAGGATATACAGCCACGATGAAGTTCTGCATTTCATCATCAATCCTGACCCCGAAGAACCCTGGAGAGGCAGGGGCTACCGGGTAGTGCTGAAAGACATTGTTAACAACCTCAAGCAGGCCACTGCAACAAAAAAGAGCTTTATGTCTGGCAAGTACATGCCTTCGCTTGTCGTAAAAGTAGATGCTACGACTGCAGAATTGTCCAGCGAAGAAGGCCGAAATGCGGTATTTAAGAAGTACCTTGAAGCTACAGAAGCAGGACAGCCTTGGATTATTCCGGCAGAATTGTTGGAGGTTGAGCAAGTTAAGCCTTTATCTTTGCAAGACATTGCTATCAACGAAGCGGTAGAGATTGACAAAAAGACAGTAGCTGGCATATTTGGTGTGCCTCCTTTTTTCTTGGGCGTAGGAAAGTACAACAAAGATGAATACAACAACTTCATCAACTCCACCATTTTGCCGCTTGCCAAAAGCATAGAACAAGAGCTGACCAGGAAACTGCTTTGGAGCCCGGACCTGTATTTCAAGTTCAACCCGCGCAGCTTGTATGCCTACGACATAAAAGAGTTGGCAGGTGTCTATACGGACCTATATGTCAGGGGTATTTGTACAGGCAACGAAGTGAGAGACGTTCTTGGCATGAGCCCGTTAAGCGGACTGTCAGAGCTTGTCATTTTAGAAAACTATATTCCGCTGGACAAGATAGGTAAACAGCTAAAGTTAGGGGGCGACGGAAACGATGAGTAGTGCCCTAAAATTGGAAGGCATGACCTTTGGAAAATGGCGGGTGATTAAAAGAGACACTTCTAAAAAAGGAAGGAGCTATTGGCTCTGTGAGTGTGAATGTGGAACAAAACGTAGTGTAGTTGGTAAGACATTAGTATCTGGGAAATCTAAATGCTGTGGATGCACCAGGAAAGAAAATGCTTCCCGCAGGTCGTCTGAGGTAAATACAAAACATGGTATGCACGGAACCAGACTTTATAAAATTTGGCGAAGCATGAAGCTAAGAACCACAAATCCCAAGACTAATAGCTATGCCGATTATGGAGGCCGAGGAATTACGGTATGTGATGAATGGCTTAATAATTTTCAGTGTTTCGCTGAATGGGCTCTTGCAAACGGATATGAGGAGCACTTGACTATAGACCGTATTGACAACGATAAAGGATACTCTCCGGATAATTGTAGATGGGCAACATGGAGTGAGCAAGCGCTAAATAAGAGATCCTCAGCTTCAAGGAGGTGATGGCGATGGACAGGAAGATTAGGCAAACCCGAAGCCAGCAAACAGAACTCAAAACAAGGGTAGAACCTGATACCCAGGACATGTATATCGAAGGTTATTTTGCAGTTTTTGGCCGAGAAACAGAGCTTTGGCCGGGGGCTTATGAGGAGATTGCACCGGGGGCCTTTGACGAAACCTTAAACAACGACATTAGGGCATTGATAAACCACGACACAACGTTGGTCCTGGGTCGGACTAAAGCTGGAACCCTAGAGCTTAAAACTGATAGTTACGGCCTTTGGGGCCGGGTGAAGATTAACCCGAATGACAGTGACGCAGTAAATCTTTATGAGCGCGTAAAGCGGGGTGACGTTGACCAGTGCTCCTTCGGTTTCAACATCATCTCCGAAGAAACAGACTGGCGGGATGATGGCACAGTAAAATGGACCATTACGGGGATAGATCTACATGAGGTTTCAGTTTGTACTTTCCCAGCATACGAGGAAACGGGGGTGCAGGCAAGGAAGGTTGAAGTGGAGCAACATCGACAAAGGCTTTTAGAAGCTAGGAAAAACCAATTAAGGGA